ATTAAATTTTATTTAATATTAAATCCAATTTTGTTTCCAACGTGTATATTTTATCTTGCATAAGATTGATTTGTTTTTGCAAATTGAAAATTGAATTAGCAATGTTATTATTAGTATTGTTGTTCTTGGTACTGAAAGAATCAAAATTAGGTTCTTCATATGTATCTAAATTATTAAAGAAATTATTAAAATTGTCTGTTACACTTTTTCCTTGTTTTTCCTCATTTTCAAATGAAACATTTTTTTCAATATTTGTTTCTATTGATTGTAAATCATAATTGCGTTTCATTGTCATCTCTTTTATTCGTTCTTCCATATCATTTGTTGATTCAGGTTTATCTTCTATATTGTCTTCAAATTGTGGAATTTCTGGTTTCTTCAATGTAACCATATTTGTAAAATCATTTTTCATTTCATTAAACCTTGTGTTGAATTCTAATTCTTTTTGTTCTTGAATATCTTTGAATGTAACTGCTTCATTGTGTATTTTAATTTTATTTATTTCATTTGGATAATTGTTTTTTACATATTCAATGATACATTTTATGTATTCTTTATTTAAATAGATTAAAGTTAAATTGGATTTTGTTGAAATATGGTTATTTGAAATATATTTGTAAAAATTATGAATCTCATTCACAACATAATTAGAAATTTGGTCTTTCACTTGATTTTGTTGATTTTTGATAATATTTTTTTCAGACAATAGTTCCCAAATAAGATATACATTTTCTGGTTTTATAAATTCACTTTTTATATTCATAATAATATTAAAGTAATGTTAATTTTAATATGTATTTTTATTATGATTTTTATTGTTTTTATTGTTTTTTTGTTTTCCATGCTTTAATCTTTCTTGTAAATAAATTAATAACTTATCATAGTTTTTTATTTCTTCTATTTCATGAACCTTTAATTTATGTTGTTTATCATAAAACGGAACATAAAACTTTAATGTTTGCAAAATTTCAATTACTACTTTAATAGCATTATTTCTATTTATACATAAACTATATGGATCTATTGAAATTAAATTTTCCCATAATTTTTGATTTTTTGTGTTTATTAATAAATGTCTTGAAAATGAAGTTCTACATTTAATTGACTGATATATATTATTTATATCGTGTGGAACAAAATCGAATTCTAAAGCCATTTATTATTTGATTTTTAAATATATTTTATAATATTCAATTATTTTTATGTTATTATAAAATATTGTTATTTTTGGTTATTTTTTGCTTTTGCTGTTATTTTGGACGATTATAATATATATCTCTAAATTGATTTACATATTTGTCACGAAATAAATTATTTTTTAAATACTTCTTATCAATATTTTCTTCCAACATATTTATTATAAAAAATAAGGAATAAATACCACATTCTGAATTTTCTAATTGATGATGTATTCCAGTTGTGGTATCCATTTCAAAATTCACTTTAGGTTTATGCTGACTACCTTGTAAAATAATTTTGTTAACTAAATGCTTAATCTCTTTGGGCATTTCACTTCCTCCACTGTCAAAATATAATATTTTATTTTCTGGAACATCAATATATAATGAAATCCAATGCTCTCCACCTTTGGTATGTGGGTCAGTATTAAATATAATACCTATTTGATTTTTCCCTTTGCTTAACATTTGACCTAAATTGAAATTGCATAATTCTTCCCAAACACACACACCATTTTCGTTAACCTTTTCTTTGTCAAAATCAATCGGCGATGGTCCAATAAAAGAAAAACTAGGATATGCTAATTCATATTGATACATTACATTAATTATGTCGTGACTAGACAACCATTCATTCTTATTTTTTAACCAACTTGTCGGATATAATGGAGCAAATGAATCTTTCAGTTCATCACTTATTTTCCCAAAATACGCGTTTTGATTTAACCAACATTTTTCTGAATCACATACACTTTTTAAATACTTTTGTAACATTTTATGAATTACACGAGGATTATTGGATTTTATTTTTTCATCATGATGTCGCGCATTCCATAAATCTCTTAATTCAAATAAAGAATCTTTGGAATAACAAGTATAATCATTTATTTCGTTTGGTTTCTTTGGTGCACAATTTACTCCATTTATTTTTTTAATTGATTTATTATATTTTTTTGTCCCTTCTTTTATCTTTACAATTCTTTTTCTTTTTCTTTTTGTTATGTTTGTTTTTCTAAACTTTGTTTTTTTCTTGTAATATTGTTTTCGTTTTTGTTTCAACGTTCGTTTCTTGTATTTGGGTTTTGGATTCTGGATTATTCTTCTTGTCATACTTATTATTGATATTTTTCTTTTCTTTACTCTCTTTTTTTTTAATTCCTTTGTTCTTAAATGACTCATCTTTTAAATTGAATTCCCGTTTTTGTGGGTAAATTATACTTTCTTCGATTTCTTCTGATTGCTTTCTTATTACAAAATTATCCATACTTGTCATTTTGGATTTCTCTTCAGGCATTGAAATTTGTTTCATTATACATGCATCATAATTTTTCAATTCTTCTTGTTTTTCATTTATATTTGTTTCTTGTTCTTGAAACTCTTCGTAATCTTTTTGTAATATTTCTTCTTTGTCTATTAATTTAAAATAACTAATAGATGTTTTGACAAAATTACTAAACGCATAATTTACATCTGGTGTTACAATTTCTCTATCTTCCTTTGAAATTAACAATCGTTTCGCTAAATCATATATTCTTTTTCTGTAAAATTTAATTTCTTTTAAATTTTCTTTTTTTACTTCTGATGAATTTATCATATTATCATACATTTCTTTATTGATTAAACAATCTAATGTAATTTGAGTTATACTCTGATTATTATTAATCTGATTATTATTCATTGACATTAATTACAAATAATAATCATAATTTAATAACTATATCTCCGCATTTTTACTCTTTATATTCCTCTTAATTGGTTCCTTGTATGATTCATAAATAATCCGTTTCCTATTTTATTTGTATTGTGATTTGGGTTACATTCTGAAAATTGTTCTTGTTTAAACAATAATGGATGCGTTTGATGTATTTGTTTTACATTTAAATCATAATTGTATAAATCACTTTTACTTGAAGGAACATATTGGGATTGATTGCATTTTTGAAGTGCATAAACTTGATTTCTTAATACAGATTCATCATTTACGTGTTCACTGTATCCTTTCCAAGGTGCGCGTGAACCTGGATTAAACGCCATACGTTGATTATATGAAGCACGTTTTTCCATTGAATTTGCTTCCAAATCGCTCTGTCTTTTCATTTGAGGATTATCTATTTTATTATATTTTGTCGCCATTGGTGCAAAACTTAAATACGGTTCAAGAGTAAATGTAGGCAAATTTCTGTTGTAAATCCTTGAACTATTCTCATCTTTATATACTGACGCTTTTTCTCTTGTGGACATTTATATATTGTTAGAATATAAAATTAAATTGAAATAAATACAAAATATTTTATGTTAAATGAAAATGTTAAACAATATAGAGATTTTTAAATATACTTTATATATAAATTTATATGTGTGGAATTTTTCTTCTTCTAAATAATTCTTTACAACCAACAAAATCATTGGAGTCATCTGAACCAACAAATCAATACAATGTTGTAAATAATTTATTTATGAAAGGGAAAAATAGAGGACCAGAAAATTCTACTTTGGAAATAATTAATAATAATACTATTTTTGGATTCCATCGTCTCGCAATTAATGGTCTTGATGATAAATCTAATCAACCTTTATGTATTAATGATTGTATCTTAATTTGTAACGGGGAAATCTACAATTATAAAAATTTATATGATATTATTAATGTTGCCCCTATTACTAATTCCGATTGCGAAATTATTATTCATATGTATTTAAAATATGGAATCGACGAAACATTGGTTATGTTAGATGGTGTTTTTGCTTTTGCATTATATGACACAAAAAAAGAACTATTATTTGTTTCAAGAGACCCATATGGGGTTCGCTCTTTGTTTATACACACATCTACATCTTTAAATAATAATGATGTAAAGGGGGAATATTCTTTTGCTTCTGATTTAAAATGTTTTCCTCATAAAAAAAACGATAATATAATTATTTCAAATATATCACAATTTAAACCTGGATATGTATATAAATTCAATAAAAATATAGATAATAAATGGAATTTATATTATACAAAGCAATATCATATCTGCAATTTCTCTTATAACAATTTTAGTTACAATTTTACCAATAAAGAGATGGTTTTGCCTAGTATTTCTAAATATCTTGAAATCGCTGTTATTAAAAGGTGTATCACAACTGAACGTCCTATTGCTTGCCTTCTATCAGGCGGATTAGACAGCAGTTTGATTACCGCATTGGTTGCCAATTATATTCAACAACACGAATTGCAAAACACTCTTGAAACTTTTAGTATCGGATTAAAAGGTGCTCCTGATTTGAAATACGCTAAGATGGTTGCTGATTATTTGGGAACTAAACATACTGAAGTTATTGTTACAGAAGAACAAATGTTTCAAGCAATTCCTGAAGTTATTTATGCAATTGAAACGTATGATGTAACTACCATTCGCGCCAGTATTGGAAACTATTTGGTTGCTAAATTTATTAATCAAAATAGTGATGCAAAAGTTATTTTTAATGGTGATGGTTCTGATGAATTATTTGGCGGTTATTTGTATATGAACAAATGTCCTGATGACATTGAATTTGATATTGAAACACGACGTCTTCTTTCTAATATAAATTATTATGATGTTCTTCGTTCTGATAAATCTATTTCTTCCAATGGTCTTGAACCCCGCACACCATTTTTAGACAAATCTTTTATTAATTATGTATTATCTATTCCTAACAATATTAGAAATCATAATAATCTTGATGCATGTGAAAAATATTTGCTGCGACAAGCATTTTCTAATGATTATTTTTCAAATTATAAAGAAAAATCTTTATTACCTGATGAAATATTGTGGCGTACAAAAGAAGCATTTAGTGATGGAGTTAGTTCTTATTCTTTGTCATTATTTGAAATTTTACAAACAAAAATAAGTAAACATTTGGATTCGGATTCTTTTCCTCCTAATATTGAAACTGAAAAACATTACTATAAAACTATTTTTGATGAACATTTTCCTGGATGTGATGATATTATTCCTGGTTATTGGATGCCAAAATATACTAATAGTGTTTTAAATGACCCTAGCGCTCGCACTTTACAAGATTATCAAAATTGATTTATAAAACATATTAAGTGCGTTAGTTTATTATAATTATACAATGCCTACAGATTACGAAACTAGTATTCTATTGAAACTTGATATGATTATAAACCAAAACAGCGAAATTATAAATTTAATTAGTATAGACAGCGAAAATATAAATAAGTTAATCGCTCGTTTATTTGTAGGATATTTACTAACAAAATACTCTTTTAAAGCATTAAATTATTTTTTCTTCTATTCAGACCCACATAAACCTTACTCTTGAATGAATATCTAAATAATGAATATAAACAAACTCATCGATTTAAAACATATTAAAGATATATTAATATAATTAATTAATTATTCAAACTATTCAAATTAACCTTTTGAAAATAAATAATGTCTGAATTTAAAAAAGGTTCAAATATTATTTGGAATGGTAAAATTTATCAAGTAATTGCTAAAAATTATATTAATAATGAAGTAATTATAAACTATAATAATAATCCAAATCATAGACTAAATTATAAAAATGAAGAAATTACAAAACTATGTAGTATAAATGACTTCATCTTGTTTAAAAATACTATATATAAAATAACAGATATAAAAAAAGAACGCAATAATGTTGTATATGAAATACAAAACGCATTAAAAGAACAAAAAGAAAGGTCTTTACCATATGACACAATTGGTTTAAAACATATTTTAGATGATTATCAAAATAAATTAGGTAATTTTATAACATTTATTTTGAAATTTTATAGAAATAGTTGTACAACAGAAATGTATAATATATTTTATAAAGTAGTTATTCGTTGTAAAATAAAAATTAATAAACTATATAATATACTTAATTACGCTAAAAAAATAATTTCTTCTGATATATTTCAAAAATTAAACATAAAAAATATATATGAAAATCCTTGTAATTTTATTGAAAAAGAATATCAGTTTATCACATATAAAGAATTTATACATATATGTAATGAATTTAAAATTGTTATTAGCGAAGAAGTTAAAGTAGAAAAATGGATTTATTTTTATTTTTTACAAAAAAATAAATTTTATGCAATTAAACATGAATTTATAAAAGATATTGAAAATGAATTTAAAATGTCTGTTAGAAAAATTATAGAAAAGTTACACAAAAAAAATAAATTTATGTATATTGTTATAAACAAAAAAGAATACGCTACAACAGATTATTTATATAATTTTGAAAAGTCTATGGGAGATTTATTCTTAGACCTATATTATGATGTTAATTATGATGTTAATTATGACTATATTACTGGATTAATAGATGAATTTTGTCAAGAAAACAGAATGGATATTTTGATTGGTAGACAAAAAGACGCTATTATCAATTCTGCGAAGAATAAATTTTCCATCATTAATGGACCACCTGGGACGGGCAAAACAACAGTCGTTACGTGCTTATTATACGTCTTAAATATTTTATGTAATATTGAATATGAAAATATAAGTATAATGGCACCAACTGGAAAAGCTTATATGAATATAAAAGATAGTATTTTAAATAAAGGTGCATTTTTTAACGAAACAAAATCGGGAACTTTGCATAAAATATTGTATGGAAACAACAAAAAAAATACAAATAATAAATATATAAACAATGAATATAATAATGATGAAAATAAAAATAATAATAAGATAGATGTAATTGTTGTTGATGAAGTTTCTATGATTGATAATTTTTTATTAAATGACCTTTTAAAAAAATGCAAAAAAGAAAATTGTCGTCTAATATTTTTAGGTGATGATAAACAACTACCATCTGTTAAAGCAGGAATTATATTAAAAAAACTCATTAATTGTGATTATTTTGACGAAAATGTAAATAAATTAAATAAAATACACCGTCAATCTGGTGGATTATTATTGGACTCAATTTATAAAATGACTAGAAACGAAATAATTGCTTATAATACTGTAAATGATAATACATTATATTTGAAAAATATTAATGAAATAAATGAAGATAATATTCATCATCAATTACAAAATTTAATTAGTGATAACAATCTGAATATTGATAATTGCAAATTTATTTGCCCTTTCAAAACAGATAATAAATTTATTCATACAGGAAGAATAAATAGTATTTTACAAAACATATTCAACCCTATTTTAGAGGCAAATTATAAAGCAAATGTGAAATATAATAAAATACCGTTTCGTCCAAATGACAAAATTATTAGAACTGAAAACAGTTACGATGATAATATAATGAGGGCCAACGGTCAAGAAGCAACTATTGTAAACTATGATGGAAACATGATTGATATATTATATGAAGGGGATGAAAATAAAGTAAAAATTGATATCCATGAATTATACGATGCGTTTGAATTAAATTATTGTATCACTACACATAAATCACAAGGCAGTCAATATGAAAATGTTATATATCTAATTGATGATAAAGCAACCGATTTTTTTGTTGACCATACAAATATTTACACAGCTATATCACGAGCTAAAAGCAGATGCATTATATATACCAATTTAAATAAGTTTGAAAAATATCAAAAAAAATATAGTGATAGAGTATCGCTTTTTATGGAAGAATTTAATGAATATGATATTATGTAAAACAATTATTTTAAATTTGATTTTTAATATTTGTGTATAATATAATAAAAATGTCTGAAGAGTCGTTTTTTAATTTTATTATATTATTTTCTTATTTTGTCCTATTTTCTTCTTATTTTGGATTGAGTCTAATTGCTCCCCATTATTTGAACCTATTTGAAACCTATATGAAGCTATATATTTGCGTTTCTTTGTTAATTCGGTTTAATCCTCTCCGTAAAAAATCTTTAAACACATTAGATAGAAAAATTGGATTTAGTGCTGGTATTTTACTTTTGTCTACTACTTTATTAAATTCATATAAAATTAAAGTTATTCACTTTATGGAATCCCATTTTGTCAACAATGAATTGATTTAAAAATATTTATTTCACACATATATTACAATGTTTCATTGCGTAATAATTGTCTTCTTCATAACAAATACAACACATACATACATTTTTGTTTAATTTAGTGATTTCCATTCAAGTTACATATATTATAAATTATACTTTATATATTTTTATAATATATTTTTATAATATATTTTTACTTTGAAAGAAAATCCATTGCTGTCAATAATATAATTTCTTCGTTTGACAATTTTTGAAATATAATATAATCATCTAACATTAGTTGGAATAAACGATTTCCAAAAACAGATTTACATAATATTGATAACCCATTATCTGATATTTTAGTCTCACAAAATAACGCACCAGAACTCAATTTAAGCGGCTCTTGTTTTAAAGATATCCACCTCAAATAAGTCCCATATTTTAAATCACTAACTTCATCAACATATTTATAACCTTTTAACGACCTTCTGATTTTTATGGAGTCTTCTTTCGATAAATCTAATTCTTCAATAATTTCTTTTATCATTCGCGCCATTTTTTCGCTGTTCAGACCTAACAAATACTTATTTTCTTCATTATTGAATGCTTTTTGAATTTGCTCATCGCTTATTTCCATTTTTATATAGAAGTATTATATATTTTACTTCTATATAATCTATCTTTATTTATTTATCCTTTTATTGATTTTACCAAGAACTAAACATACCACTACCATCATTGGCTGCTACAGGTTCAAATTCTTCTTGCATTGGTAGTTGCATTTGATTAGATTGGACGTTATTTGCCATCATATTGTTGGCAGTGGTTGTCGTTTGTGATGTTGGAGGAGTATTCATTGGAAGTTGACTAATAGGTGTGCTATTCATCGCCATATTGTCGGCATTTGCGTGCAGTTGGGATGATTGCTGTTGTTGTTGCGCCAATGGTTGAGAAACTTTGACATTATTGTTTCCTGCTTTGGCGGGTTGAGATGTTAATCCTTCGCGGCCTTCCCATAATTGCATTACTCGATCACTTAAAATACTTACCTTTTCACCTAATTTTGTTTGCAAGCTCAATGTAATCATTAAAACAGCTAATATGATGTATACAATATTGAATTCTGGGTATTTTTCACCACTAAATGTAGGAATAAAAGTATTAATACGATGAATAAGGAGCAATCCAATAAACATCACAATTACTTGAAGAACAACCTCGGCACCTATTTCAACAGAACCTTTTGATTCATCTGCTTCAGGAACATATTTAGACATTGTTTTATTTAATAATACAACAGGAGAAACCGATAATAAAGCATATTGAACTATATTCATCATATCTGATTTAGAATCATCGTTCATATTAAAAACATGTTTTAAAAAATCTTTGGAAGTATCTAAACTACTCATAATCTTTGTATGATTTATATTAAGATTTTAATTATTAAATATTTAATTTAAACTTTAAATTTCATTATTATTCTTTTAAATTTTTATTATTATTATATTTTTTTAAAATATATTTTACAAAATTTGAATATAAAAATTGTTTCAAAATATAATATATTATTATTTCATTGAAATGTTGAAAAAAACCTTAGAAATCAATAAATATAAATCACGCAATAAATATTCTACCGATTTAAGTAGTAACTATTACCATGAAGAATTCCAATATTTGAATTTACTTGAAGATATTTTGAATGATGGAACTTTACAAGAAGGACGAAATGGTTTCACTAAATGTGTTTTTGGTTCAGCACTTAATTTTTCATTAGAAAACAATAAAATTCCTATACTGACTACCAAAAAAACTGCTTGGAAAACTTGTCTAAAAGAACTTTTGTGGTTTATTAAAGGTCAAACAAGTAATAAAATTTTAAACGACCAAAAAGTACATATTTGGGACGGTAATGCTACATCTGATTTTAAAGAATCTCGTGGCTTAAGTCATTATAAAGAAGCCGATTTGGGTCCTTTATATGGTTACCAATGGCGATTTTTTAACGCTAATTATGACGATTGTGACTCTAATTATGACGGCAAAGGTATTGACCAATTACAAGAAGTTATTGATTGTTTAAAAGACCCAGAAAAGCGATATTCTAGACGACTTGTTGTTTCGGCATGGAATCCTTGTCAAATTAATGAAGGTGTCTTACCACCTTGTCATGTGTTATTTCAATTTAATGTGATTGATAATAAATTAAGTTGTAGTTTATATCAAAGAAGTTGTGATTGTGCTTTAGGACAACCGTTTAATATTGCTTCTTATAGTTTTTTAACTCATTTAATTGCTAAACATTGTGATTTGGAACCATACGAGTTTATTCATTATGTCGGAAACGCACATATTTATGAACCTCATTTAGAACAAATGAAAGAACAAATTGAACGCAATCCTAAAAATTTTCCAACAATTGAAATTCTAAATAAACGGGAAAATATTAATGATTATGTTTTGAGCGATTTTAAAATAAATGATTATCAACATCACGCACAAATAAAAATGGATATGGTTGCATAATTTAAGGTTTAATAAAAATAATTTTGGTGCGGAACAAATATAAAGATATAATATTTAATTATTTTATTATGAGTAGTTCAAGAGCGATGGCATCCGCGCAACAAAAACGTGTTACTATGCAAAAATCAATTGTACCAGTAAATAATAGTAACCCTAGAAAATCTATTGCATCAAGAGGAAGATTTAATACTAATCCTAGAAAAAAACAATTGTTACAACAGCAGCAACAACAGCAGCAGCAACAGCAGCAACAACAGCAGCAACAGCAACAACAAATGATTCCACAACAACAACAAATGATGCCGCCACAAAATGACCAATTTATTCAAATGCTAATGCAAAACAATTCAAGTTCAAATTCAAATTCAAATTCAAATTATAGTCCAATGTCTTTTCAAAGTCCTTCACCAGTAAAATCAAATAAAAAAATTCATATTAACCAAGTAGTTAGTGTTTTATCACAAAAAATAGCTCACATAGAAAGGGTTATGTTTGGGGGAAATGAAAATGAAGTAAATATAAATATTCCTTTTACAAGACAAAACGATTCAGAACTTGAACTTGATAATTCAGTTTTAGCGGCAATTATTGAACGTATTGAACATCTTGAAAAACACGTTTCCAAATACAAAGAATTAATTGATTCTAATACAAAGGCAATTATTGAACTTCAATGTCAAAATGAAGAACCAGAAGAAGAATGTGATGACGAAGAAGAATGTGATGACGAAGAAGAATGTGATGACGAAGAAGAATGTGATGACGAAGAAGAACAAGAAGAAGAATTTGACGTCCAAAATAATACACAAAATGTAAATCTTATTGTTGAAGATGTGAGCGATAGTGAAGAAAATACTCATCATAATATCAATTACTTTGAGAATAATCGTCTTTTTGTGAAACCTACATTTTAATCTAAAAACATAATTCGTTTTTTAACTTATTTATTATTATAAATTTTATATAAATATATGAAAACTATAATCAACATTTTTATTTTTTGCCTTATTTTATTTGTTTATTTACATATTCAATATCATTTAAAAACTAGCAATGACCTAGAAATATATGAAATAGAAGAACCATCTAAACAAAAATTTGAAGAAATATGTGACATTAGACAACCTACTATTTTTCAACTTAATAACGAAAATTTAGTAAATGAAACTAATATCACTAACATATTAAATAAATATTACGCTTTTGATATGAAAATTAGAAACATAAATGATATTCATAAAAAAGAAGAAGAAACTTATATGTCTTTACCGTTACACACTTTAAATAAATTATTGACTGATGATAATTCGGCGTCCTATTTTTCAGAAAATAATTCAGACTTTTTAAAAGAGACTGGTGTTGCTAAAATTTTTAAATATAATGATGAATTTTTTCGACCTCATATGGTTTCAAATTGTTATTATGATATTTTAAGAGGTAGTGATAAATGTCATACTCCATTTAGGTATGAAATAAATCATCGCAACTTTTTTATGCCTACACAAGGAACTATGAAAATAAAATTGGCCCCGCCAAAGAGCATAAAATATTTATTTCCAAATTATGATTATGAAAACTTTGAATTTTCTTCGCCAATTAATCCCTGGAATGTCCAACCTCAATATTTATCTGAATTTGATAAAGTTAAATGTCTTGAATTTGATTTAAATGTAGGATGTACACTTTTTATACCTCCTTATTGGTGGTATAGCATTATATTTAGCGAAAATAGTTCATTGTCTATTATGAAATATAGAACTTATATGAATAATCTTACTATTAGTCCATATATATTTATGTATGCGTTACAAGTTCAAAACATTCGTAGAAAATCGAATAATGTAAAAAATATAGCTATAGAAAGCAAAAATGTTGAAAATGTTGAAAATGTTGAAAATAATGAAGCACAAAATAATAAAAATGAAAATGAAAATGTTGAAAATAATGAAAATAACATTGAACCTTATCAATAATTTTTTATAAATAGTATATATAATGTTCAATTTTTTGAAAAAAGCACTTTCTTTGAAAGTAACGTCTAAACCAAAATCTAGAAAATCTAAACCATGCTGCGGAGGAAAACGCAAATGTAAAGGAAAACGCAAATGTAAAACATTGAAAACAAAATCATCTTATAAAAAAACGAGAAGAAACAAGAAAAATAAAAGGTTGATGAAAGGTGGTAAATGAGGCGGAATTCCTGTCGGAGGAACGCAAATTGGAGGTGGTTGATCTAGTTTCTTCTAAAACTGTTACTTGTTTAGCATTTGTTTGTATTTTATTACTGGGATGACAATCAAACAGTTTATATTATTTTTGTTTAATTTGATAAAGTTTTAAAAACAAACATAAAGATATTTTATTAATAATATTAATAACAAATTGTTAATATTATTATGACTACTAGTGACCAATATTTAAAAATAAATATTAATGATTCCGAATACATTTCATGGGAAATTGTTGATTCTATTGATTTTTCTAAATGTGAAAATATAATTGTGAATCCATTTTCATCAAAATTATTTTCAAATGATGTTTTCTCATTTGAAAATAATACAAATAATACAAAGGTTAATATTATTCATTCTAGTATTCGGTGTGGGTCTCCTATGCCAGGAGTTATTATTTTATCTGATAATAAAACATATGGTAAATATGGTAAAAAAATGCTGTATAAATGCATTCCTGATGATAAACGTTTGCCTCATTTTTTGATTCCATATACGATGAAACAAATTGAATTTTCAAAAAATTTTAAAAACAAATATGTTACTTTCTCTTACCTTAATTGGGACCATAAGCATCCATATGGTATCCTAAATAGTACAATTGGTGACATTGATATTTTAGACAATTTTTACGAATATCAATTATTTTGTAAAAGTTTAAATGCATCTATCCAGACATTCAATAAAAATACAATAAATTCCATAAAGAATACATCTCACGATGAAATAATTGATACCATAATGAACAAATATGATTCTATTGAAGACCGGACTGATTCTAAATGGTGTATATTTTCAATTGACCCTTCTCATTGTCTTGATTTTGATGACGCCTTTAGTATTATTCCGATCAACGAAAATAAATTTCAAATTAGTATCTATATTTCTAACGTCACAATTTGGATGGATATTTTAAATTTATGGGAAAGTTTTTCTCGTAGAATATCTACTATATATTTACCTGATAAAAAGCGACCAATGTTGCCAACTATTTTGTCTGATTGCTTATGTAGCTTACAAAAAAATGTTCGTCGAGTTGCGTTTGTTATGGATTTTACTGTTGAAAATGGGGATATTACAAGTTCATCATTATCAAACGCACTTATAAAAGTTTCCAATAATTATGTTTACGAAGAAAAGGACCTAATTGAAAATAATCATTACGCTCTTTTATTTAAACAAACAAAAATTTTGTGTAAAAAATATAAATACATTAATACCATCAGAAATAGTCATGATTTAGTTTCATATTTGATGATTTTAATGAATTCTCAATGTGCGCTAAAAATGAAAAAATATAAATGTGGATTGTTTAGGTCTACTCTTATGAAAAGTATGGATATTTTACCAGACCATTTACCTGAAGATATTTCTAAATTCATAACCATATGGAAGAGCGCAACTGGCATTTATATTGACGGTAAAAATATAGACAATATTGAAGTTACTATGCGTCATAATTTGCTGCATTTGGATTCTTATATACATATTACAAGTCCAATTAGACGAATAAGTGACCTGTTAAATATAATCATTTTACAAAAAAATATGAATATAATACAATTGTCTGAATGTGCCCACCAATTTTACGATAATTGGCTTCTACAATTAGACTATATTAACACCACAATGAGAAGCATTCGTAAATTACAATATGACTGTAATTTGCTTAATATGTGTACCAATAATGAAAGCACAATGGAAGAGATTTATGAAGGTTACATTTTTGATAAAATTAAACGCAATGATGGACTGTTTCAATATATAATTTACTTGCCAAAATTGAAATTAACATCAAGAATTACAATGAGAAACGATTTTGAAGATTATTCTGTTAAAAAATTCAAACTTTATCTATTTCATGATGAAACGCACTTTAAAAGGAAAATTCGCTTTCATTGTGTCGAAGAACTTTCTTAGAAAATGTGAAGAACATTCTTAGAACTTTCTTAGAAAATGTGAAGAACATTCTTAGAAATTTCTTAGAAAATATGAAGAAAATATGAAGAAAATATGAAGAAAATATCAACTCATATTTTACTCCAAAGTGTGTTGCAAATTATTTCCATAAAAAGAACAAAATAGTTTTATATTTTATCATTTGAAATCAATCACAAATATAAAACTACTAAGCTAACTACCAATACATAAAAATACATTTATTTTAAAAATAAGGTGTTTTTATTTTTTATTTTTTGTTACTGGTTTTGGGTTGTATTTAAATAAAGAAAATCCTTGAAATATTTTCAGTAAGAAAAAAACACTTTATTTGAAGACTTTTCACAAATCCTTGAAAATGGACATTTATAAATGTCCAAAATTGAGAATCCAAAATACTTTCCATTAAAATATATTTTTTTTATTGTTACCATAATTTTTAAACTAAATATTCATTTTTAGAGCATTATGGTAACAATTCATTTTTTCGTGTTTTTGGACCCCGTTTTTTCAAAATTTGCGATTTTGGACATTTTTAAAAAATGTGTAACAAAAATCTACCAATCTACTACATTACTTATTTTGATGTAATTGTTGAATAATTTAAATTTATTTTTATGACGATAAATTTTTTAAAACTGGTAGTTTGTAACAAAAAATAACATTTTTTCTGAAAAATATGATAAATTAAAATTTATAAACCATAAATGTATTGTAACACTCGATGTAACACTCGAAAAAAATGTTTGAAGTAATAATTTAGGAAAAGTAACTTAAAAATATATATTATTATATTAAATATGGAAGAAAATTTTAGATTCATTTGTGAAGAGTGCAATTATCTGACACACGACAAATCTAATTATAATAAACATTTTAAAACAAACAAACATTTAAATAAAATTAGAGGAACATCTATTTATGAAAATAAAATAAATCAATGTAAAGTTTGCAATAAAAAATTTAATAATAGAACTTCTTTATGGAGACATAAAAAAAAATGTTTTATTGATAATGGATTCGAAGAATCCGATAGTGAGTATAATAGTTTGTCAGATGATGACGAATGTGAGAATGAAGATGAAGAATATTATGACGAAGAATCTCATGATAAATCAGAAACCGATTGTGAAAACAATTGTGAAAGCGAAAGTGACGACGAATTTGAAGAAGAAAGGAAACAAGGCAGTGCAAAAGGCTTCCAAAAAATTATAAAAATGCTTATTAAAGAAAATAGTGAGTTTAAAGACACCATTATGATGCAACAACAACAACAAAATGAAACTAATAAGATAATGATGGAATTAGTTAAAAGCACTACTAACGGTAATAGTAACAGCAGTATGACTAGCACTACTAACGGTATTACTAACGGTAATAATAACGTTAATAATCTTGTTATTAATAATAATAGCAATACCACCAACAATAATTTTAATTTGAATTTCTTTTTGAACGAAACTTGTAAAGATGCTATGAACATTGAAGAATTTATGGATTCAATTGAAATCACCATTCCTGACCTTCAACGTTTAGGAAAGTGCGGTTATGTTGAAGCATTGTCTGACTTATTAATTACTCATTTGAAAAATATTGAATATACACGAAGACCTATGCACTGTAGTGATGTTAAACGTGAAACTATTTACATCAGAGATAAACGCAAATGGGAAAAAGAAAACGAACAAAAAGAACGAATACACGAATTATTACACTGTGTCACAAGAATGAATACGATTGCTTTACAAGGTATTTACCAAAAAAAATATCCACACTGCTTAACTAATCACAAATCTAAAGAACATAAAGAATATGGTGAAATCGCATATAACGCCTTCGGAGGAAGCAAAGGTGACGCCGATAAATTGAATAAATATATTATAAAAAATCTTATCAAAGAAATCAAAATTGAAAAATATTGGCCTCAAATTAAATAATTTGTTTGTTTTTTAATCTATACATATTAAGAAATGAAAAATTAGTTTTTCATTTTTATTCCTATTTTATATTTGTATTATTTTGCCGCGTTAAATAAATAATTATATAATATTTAGTAAAAAAAAATATATTTTCAATATATATATAAATGATACAACTCAAGAACGAGAATGTACAAGAAAAGAAAGTTGAACTGGTTCAAGAATCAGCAGACACTTCCGATGCTTTATCTGTATCTACCCCTGCTCCTCCTCCTGTGGAGAATTTACCAAAGGTAAAAGTTTGTCATAATTTGAAAAAATTGGCTTCGTTTAAGCAAATAAAGAAGAACTATAAGTTGCAATCTCAAAAGGATATTTTTGTCAGCGATGTTAAATCATTGTTGCAACATTTAGACAAAGATGAACACGAATACGACATTGAATTGTTGATTGAAGTGTTGAATGCTTGTGAAGAATTCTTTATTTACGGGAACAAAGAAGAAAGAAATCAATGCAAAGTTGATGCTATTAATGAACTTATGATTGATTATTTCGGCAACCAACAAGTATTGAATAAATTTATTTGTACCATTAAAAACCAAATTAAGAAATCTAATTTCTTTAAGAGAAACTTTAAAAAAATAAAGAATTTTTTTTTGTAAAGTGGTATTTCAAAAAATCTTGGAAAAAAACTTGGAAAAAAATCATTATCGATTTATCAACTAGTGTGGTAGCTGATTTATTTTATAAATTATTCTTTCGAAGACTTATTTTTTTAGCACCTTTGTTAATTCTTGCATAAATTATAACCTTATGTTTATAATTTATTGTCTATTTTAGTTTATTCATTTTCATTTATGTATTGCTAAAATACGCCCAAATTTTATTTTTTGGTTCTCTATAATCTCGCCTCAAAAATGCTTCCAAATTTGCCGGATAATGTGCTTTTACATAATCTTCCATATTGGTTACTCCCATTGAACTATTACACGCCTGACATACCGGCATTAAATTATCTACTACCACTTCTCCTCTATTGTATTCCGATATAATATGCCCCGCAACAAAATCCTTGGCGTTTATTTCTGATATTCTACAACATATACACTTTGTTGTTGCTACATTCTTTCCTACATAACAGTCCCAAGAATCATTTTTTACTTTCTTTGGAATTTTCTTCTTTTTCGAATACGAGGATGTTGATTTAATGATTTTCCCCGTATATTCTTCCACTATCTTTTTCGCCCATTGAAAACCATATTCTTCACTCGGTTGATACGAAAATAATCCCAAGTAGAACCCGACCTCTTTAGCCGTTTTATACATACTATCATTCACTTTGTAACTAGTTTGAAACACATTCGCATCCCATTTGCTTAATTTTTCATTGTAATTTCTGACTAACTCTTGTAATTCATCGACTTCCTTTATATCTCCTTGCTCACATATGTAAGCTAAAGATTCTTGAAAATAATTGTAAAATAAGTGCGGTCTTCTTGCTTTCGTGTTTTTCGCCCAGATTTTAGGATATAATAGTTGAAAATTAAGCGCAACTGTTTCGGGTATTTGCTTATCTACGTTCTCAAATAGCGAAAAATCCGGCAACGGTGTGTTCTTGTTTATCATTTCATAATTTAATTTTAATTCTTCATATGTATCTACATTTACTATTAAGACATACGTTTCAATATTGTGTCCATGAGTAGTATATAAGGTTTCCATCGCAGCTAAACGATGTTGTCCATCTATCAACCAATATTGGTCCTTATAATGATGAATATTTAGCGGATTAGAAGCACTAAAATTGAAAAAATTGTGCTTCTTGAAAAAATCGAGTTGTAAATTGACAATATCATTAACCTTGTTATTGTCAATTATTCTTTGTATTTCTGGTTTTAAAATTTTTAACGATTTTAAAACGGTTGTCTTCATTATTTTCATTTGCGTGTTGTTGAGTTGTAACATTATTTGCTTTACTATTTAGTATTATATAGTTTATAGTTTATCGCTTATATTGTTTCTTCTTGCGAGTTCTTTTATGTTTCTTTATTGTTTTCTTCTTTTTACTCCTTTTGGATTTATTTTTGGTTTTCCTTTTGGTCTTTTTATTATTTAACCTTGTTCTTCTTTTTCTATTTTTGCGAGATTTTTTATTTTTTCCTCCTTTTGATGATGATGCTCCTAGTGTAAATGATGATGATGCTCCTTGTGCTTTTGATGATGATGATGGTGGTGGTGGTGGTAATGGTGTTGATGCTCCTTGTGCTGTTGATGATGATGATGTTGATGCTCCTTGTGTTGATACTCCTTGTGTTGATGTTGATGCTCCTAGTTTTAATAAATAAGTTAGTAAGTCCTCTTTCACTTTTTCTGGGACAAAATTTGGTTCATCAAATTTGTTTTGTTCTGTATCTATTTTTTTTACACAACTTATAAGTTTTTTACTATATTCTTTTATTGTACTTTTGATTTCAGATATTTTTTTTTTTGCGTTATTAATTTGTTCTAACTCATTTTTCGTTATAAGTTTCTCTTCAGTCTTATTTAATTTTGAATTTTTTTGAATTTTTTCAAGTATCCTAAGAAATATATTTTCTTTTTGTGGTAGTTTTGTTTTAATACTATCAATAATAGTTGTTTTTTCTTCACCCAATTTTGCAATATCGCTGTTTATACTGTCTTTTTTTTCTCTCAATTGTTCCAATTCTGATGTATCTGCATATGAAGTTTGATTACTTGATGTTCCAGACCTATTTCCAGTTCTTTTACTTTGAGTTGGTTGTTTTAAAGCATTAATTTTTTTTGTGAAATCTTTTTTGAATTCTTCAATTAACTCATCAGATTTCGTTATTAACTCATTCAAAAACGTTGAGAAATTATCATTATTATAATTTATATTAGATGCTACTGTTGATGCCTTTTCAAGTTTTTTTTTACGTTCTTCCAAACTATTTATATTTTCCTTTAAATATTTATGTATACCTGAATTACCTTGTTGCCATTCCATCCATGCCTTAACACTAAAATTACCAAATTTGGTAAATTGCTTAGAAATAGGAACATTAGTTTTAAAAACTTTTTTTAATTTATCAATAATACCATTAGGAGGAAGGGGAAAAGCATATTCTAAAAAAGCGTCACTTATGTTTTCATTAAAATCAATTAATGAATGCAGTTTTGCAACATTTATTCTTATTATGTCAAATTTATTTTTATCTTCTTCATTTATTTCAGAATCAGATTTTTCTTCTTCATTATCATCAGCTGGATACATAATGCTTATTTCACCTAAGTGTGTATTTAATTCGGTGTCTGCATCTTCATAAAGTTCATCAATACCATATCCCGCAAATCTATCTCTAAATTTGATAAAATCTTGTTTGACTTTTAAAATTTCATTTAAACACAATTTTTTATAATCATTTTTAGTTGTTAATAACATTGCACTTGAGCAAACAGTTACTTCCTTGTTCATTTTTGTATCCATTAAAATATAAATATTGTCTTCGCTAGTTTCGTCTTCGTATTGCCCGGATGATGCTTTAAAAAACACATTTAATGGTTTTGATTTTTCTACTTCTTCTTTTAAAAAATTATCAATCATAAACGCAATACTTAAACAAAGTCTATCTTCTGTATAAAAGGATATTGGATGTTCTAAATTTATGAGATACGCTGTGATAATTTGATATAAATCACCTTGAGTTTTTAATTTCGTCAATATTATTATAATGTCATTTTTATTAGCAGGACTTGGACTTTGCAAATCGTGTATTTGTTGTGCTGTATTTATAATTTGTTTCACTTTATCGTTTTGAGAGTAAGTTTCTGATTGAGGAGCTACTATAGCTACTATAGCTTGTGAAACTATTTCTACTGTATTTGTTGTAAAATAAAAATCAATATTATTTTCATTTCCTTCTACGAGTAAAATGAATTTAACCCCAACAATAATATTATTATTATCACTAATCCAATTAAAATCATTTATTGGTTCTGTAATACCAAATAAATATTTCAATACTAATTGGTAGGCTGTTATATATATTTTTTTTAAATATTCTTCATTTAATTTTTCATTTAATGAAAAATCTACAACTTGTTCTAATGATCTTACAATTGGGTCCATTTTTTTTGCTAATGTTTTAATTTCTTCAAGAAATTTAAATTTTAATTTTTCATCAATTTTGGCAAGAAATTGGTTAGAATATGATTTGAAATTATCCAAACTATCTAAAACAGATATAGGATAAACAGTTGAACTTTCTCTCACCAATTCATTCAAAAATACACCAAGACATACAGTATATGTTAAACCCATATCTTTACAAATATGTTGCAACATGTTGTAATTATTTTTTGGATTTTCATCTTTGCGTATAAAATACATATAGTTGTCTTCAAGTGAAAAATCGCTATTTTCATTTTGTGATATTTTTGGGATGACATAGTAATTGTTTAATATTGAATTCTTTTTATCTTTATTTATTTTTTCATTTATTTTTAAGATAAAAGACCCAAGTTCATTATCTTTAATATACGATGAAAATGTTTTTTTTGTATCAATTCCGTCTAATGCGAGTGTTTTTTTTAAAACTGAACCTTCACTATGAAGATTGCGTTGGAGTATTTGAGAATATTGTTCTAATACATTAGATTGGTGAAAATATTCTGTTTGTATGGGATATGTAGAAGATTGAGATGTTTGAGATGTTTGTTCTTGTGGAGCTATTAAACTTCCCATTTTATCTATAATATCTTTTTTAGGAGGAGGTTGAAGATAAACCGCACGAGTGCCTTTCAAAAAATCATGATAGCTGTCATTTTTCGAAAAAATATCTTTTATAATATTTATCTTTTCATCTGGTGTTTTTTCTTCTTCTTCTTCCATTGTTTTATCTTCTTCTTTTTCTTCTTCCATTGGTTCTCCTTTTTCTTCTTCTTTTGTAACTTCTATTTCATTATTATCTACTGCAACATCCATTTCTGTATTGTCTTTTTCTTGTGTTGATTTTACTCTTTTTAAATCTGGTGATGCTTCTTTTCCTTCTTTGTTTCCTCTTCCTCTTTTGTTTATTCCTTCGTTTTTTTCATATTCCTTAATAACTCCACCAGATTGTTCACCAGATTTTGTTTCATCTGACTTAAATTGGTTTTTAAATGAAATAAAATCATAATCTGTATCTGAAATAAAATCATAATCTTTATCTATATTATTTGTGTATAATGAATCATTATATAATTCATCAATCATATTTTGATAGTATTCGTCTTTAGGAATACTATAATCTTTATATAGTTGTTCATATAGTTCCCATTGGTAAACGCAGTATGAAATATAATCCATAATATTTTCTTCGTTTTCTTCGTTCAATATATAATTGATATCAATGTATTCTAATATTTCGTCAATTTCGTGATCTTCTTCTTCTTTTTCTTCTTTTTCTTCTTCTTCTTGTGTAGGAGGAAATAAATATTGTCCTGTATTTTTTCTACTATAAATTTTTTGTAAATTTGGCGCTTCCCGTGTCTTTTTAGTTGGATCAATTGGTTCAATTGTATTGGGGTATTTTTGACTAGGTGGTGGTGGTGGTGGTGTTTTAAATCTATATAAACCATTTGTATCTCCATGTGATGGTTGATGATTGTTATCGCCGGTGCTGGCGATTACTTTATTATAATTACCTTCGACTTCGACATCGACACTAGAGGAATTATTATCACCATGGTTCTCACCATGGTTCTCACCATAGTGCATCCCTCCAGTGAGAATATTATTTTCATTACCTCTGATACTAATGTTTTTAATGGTGGAGTTATTTAAGTCATGTATATGTTTTTTATTACCTTTACCTTTATGTTTATGACTTACTTTCTTATGAGTATGATTATTATTTTTACCTTTTCTCCTATATTTTTTACTTCCTTTTGTCATAATAAAATTGATATATAATATAATATACTATTTAAATTCAAAAATTAATCCAAATATTTTCAAAAAATAAAATCCAAAATAAGTATAAATGGGGTTCTTTAGTAAATTACTAAATGTTGCGTTATTTGTCGCCAATGTAAATGCCCTACGATTAATGCAATACAATGTGGAGTGGTTATTTATAGATTACTATAAAAGTGCGGATTGTCCTGGTAATGGATGTTCTTGGCATAATGAATCCGTTGCCTACGACCATTTATACCAAATAGGTACCATAATTGACGAGGTTAATCCGGACATAATAAATGTTTGCGAAGTGGAGGGAATAAATGAACTAAATATTCTTCAAGAATCGCTAAACAAATCGGATGAATATAATTCGTATTTGCTAAAAGGAACCGATACAAGCACCGGACAAAATGTCGGATTAATATCCAAAATAGCACCAAATAGTGACCTAATAAGGACTGAAAATCGTGAATCATATCCAGTGACATTTTCAAGTTGTGATTATACAGGAGAAGGAGGGACAGAAGGTGTAAGCAAGCATTTTGTAACAACATTTGACTGGCAAGGTATTAAAATAGCGTACATATCGTTACATTTGTTAGCATTTCCAGACCGAGTAGATAGATGTGTAAAACGCGAAGGTCAGGCAATGGTGATACAAGATTTAATTATAGAATATGTGAAACAAGGTTATGAAATATTGGTAATAGGAGATATGAATGATTATGATAATGAAATAAACGACAAAAATGACGACAAACCGATATCCCAAGTGTTGAATATATTAAAAGGGGAATATTCGGATGGTGTGTATAAATTGACGAATTTAAATTCATTGTTGGCGAAAGAAGAGCGGTATTCGGATTGGTGGGATAAGAACGACAATTGTGATTCAAGTGATGATGAATTAGTATTAATAGACCATATATTAGTATCAAATGGGTTATATAATAAGGTGAAAAATGTAAGCATATATCACGAATATCATGAGCAATGTGGTACACTAAATTCAGACCACTATCCAATTCTAGTAGACCTAGAAATAAATTAAACAGTTGTAGATGTGGATTGTTCAACATTGAAGGAATAAATTCCATTTCTCATTCTTTTACGAAAATTTTCAATTTCTTCTTCAGCCATACTTTCAAGATGCGAAGACAACGTTGCGTTTTTGTCTTGAGAAAGTTTTAATTCCTTTTGAAGCTCAAGAACCATTTTTTCGAGAGATTTATTTCTCATTTCGATGTTTTTATACATCTCGGATGCAACTCGCAAATTTTCATCGAAATCGATAGAAGAATATCCTAGAGGTTTAATTTTTTTCATAGCGTGTCCCACAGCATAAAGGAAGCAGTTATTAAAAGATTTAACCCATGTTAAAAACGCTTGGTCATTATTTTTCTCACAAAATAAGACAATTGTCGAAAAAAGTTTTGAGGACGGGATGAGATGTTTAACCTCTTCTGGTTGTTTAGAGAAAAAAGACCCCAATAATCGGATAAAAATGGTGTCAGTAGTTTTCCAAATATTCGAAACATTGTTACTGGATTTAAGGAAATCTTTATTAGAACAAATATGTTCCAATAAAGAAGAATAACAATTCTTAAATGTATCCAAGTTAAAATGAGATGCCATATTTTTTTATCAAAATGAGAGCAAAATAGTGAACGATTGTAAAAATAAATAAAAATGAAATTCAAAAAATAAAATAAAATAAATAAAATAAATAAAAATGAAGTAATGACTTGAATGAAAAGTGTAACGGTTTAAAAATGCGTTATTCATTTTTATTTCATTTTTATTTCATTTTTATAAAGTAAAACAAGTAGTGTGAAAAAAGAAAATGAAAAATAGTTAATAAGTCACTTTTAAATGAAACATGGAAAAAAGAAAAAGAATTTTATCGGATATTTATGGGGAAGGAGATGTAGATTGTGATGAAGATGTTTATCTAATTCAATATGAAAACTATATGAGAAGCAAAGAAACTTCCCGAATTGAATTTACTCATATTTGTATGGAGAATAATATTTGTTATTTAATTGAAGATGAAGAGTATGAATTTTTCTCAAGGCTATATTCTTCCGTTATTGTGAAAGGAACCAATAAGTTGATTGAATTACCGAAGAAAGTATTTCCAGCCACTTTTCAATTTGTTTTCGGTTGTGATGGTGGAAATGGAGAAAAATCAATTCATTTTTTGCGAAGACTAATAGAGAAAATGTTTTACATTTTGAAATCTTTATTTAAAACCGATTTGGTGACTAATATTGAAGAGTGTATGGTTGCGAAGAGTATTGGAAGAGACAAGAATCAAAGTCTTTTCATTGTTCAATTTAAGAATATTGTCATATTCAATTTGGTTTCTGAATTTGTTAGAAACCAACTCCTTGAAGATGCTGAGCTGAAAGAAATGTTTGATGACTTTCAATTTGAAAATTCTTTTAGTGATGCGTTCAAGAGCGATACAAAACTTTTGATGGTTGGATCAACTTTTGATGGAGAATTATTGGAGTATTCTAAATATAAAATGGACAAAGAACTGGAGGAAAACTTTGATGAAAATTTACTTGAAACGTGGGAAATCAATGTGTTGCTAAAATATACTTCTATTCGGAGAGCAAATTACAGTGAAGTGATGCCGCTTTCCGTTTTTGGAGAGTTCAATATCTCAATTTCATCGGAGATACTTTTTCAGAACGAATATTTTATTTCCGAAATGGTAGAAATGATAAATCCCGAACAGGCAAGGGAGGAAGACATAATGTGGGCGTTGATTAACATTTCTTCAGAGAATGAATTGTTTCCAATAATGGAAAAGTTTTCGGTGAATATTAACAGGGTGTATTGGAACCAAATGCTAAAGACTCCGAACCCAGAGAAAAGTCATTTGGGAATTTCTACATTGGTATATTTTGGTTCTATTCATTCTGGAAAAGAGTTTAAAATGTGGATGTTTGAGAACATTTGGTTGTTTATTCGGAATGCGTGTGATAAGTATATTTCTTTTGAATTAGATAAAAAGAATGACGAATCAGAAGAAGAACAAGAACCAGAGATTAAAGTGAATTTCAAATCTTTTGATTCAATTTGCTATTATATTGCTGCGTTGTCTAAATTTCTGTATAGCAACACATTTGTATGCACGGATATTGGAAAGAATAAGTGGCTTCATTTCAACGGTATTATTTGGATGAATTGTAACAAAGGTGTATATTTGTCAAAGTTGTTTGATACCGACTTGTATTCTCTTTTTCATTATTGGTCTGTCAAATTAATGAGAGAGAATGTTTCTGATGGAGTCAAAATAATGAGAAATTATTATGCAAAGTGTTGCTCTGATTTTGCGTCGTTTGTAAGAAATCCATTGAAGAAGAAAATGTTGTTGAGTATGTGTGCGGAACATTTTTATTGGGATAATGAGCATATTTTGAACCAAACAATCAAGTCTGTTTCTTTTGAAGAAGTATTGGATACCAATAAGTATTTAATTGGATTTCGTAATGGAGTATATGATTTGTCGCTTGACACTTTTCGTGATGCTAAACCAGATGATTTTATTTCGTTGTCAACGCAAAATTTCTATTATTCTTATAATTGGAATGACCCGTGTGTGATTGAGATCAACAGTTTTTTGAGAAAAGTGTTTCCAAAACAAGATATTTTACGCTATGTGATGAAAATGTTTGCGTCATTTTTGGATGGTGATATTGAAGAACAGTTTTATATTTTTACTGGAAATGGTAGTAATGGGAAAAGTAAATTGGTTGAATTGTTTCAAATGTCATTTGGAGAGTATGTTTGTACACTACCAGTGTCTTTAATTACTGGTAAAAGAACGCCATCTTCTAGTGCAACACCAGAATTAGCCAGAATGAAAGGAAAACGATTGGGTGTTATGCATGAGTCAAATGTATCAGAAAGTATTAACTTGGGTTTGATTAAAGCTATTTCTGGTGGAGATAAGATGTATGCTCGTGCGCTTCATAGTGACCCTATTGAATTTCGTCCAACATTTCAATTGTTGTTGCTTTGTAATGACAAACCGAAGAAAATTGACCCATACGACTTTGCAACCTGGAGAAGAATAGTTGTTGTGAATTTCAGTAGCACATTTGTGGATGTTCCTGATCCTGAAGATGATACCCAGTTCCAAAAAGACAATAATCTTTATAAGAAGTTGGCTTTGTGGAAGGAAGCATTTGTTTGGATACTCGTTCAGTATTACATTGATTTGAAGAGAAATGGCAATCAAATTCCTGAACAAGTAATATTTGATACAAATCAGTACAGAAAGTCAAATGACTTTGTTGGGATATTCTTAAAACGATATGTTGAAAGAAGCGCATATTCAAGAGATGTTATTGGTGCCAGTGATTTGTTTGCAAAGTTCAAGATTTTCTATGTTGAAAATTATCAAGAGTCAAATCGTTTAAAATTTGAAAATTTTGTTAGCATTGTTTCGTCAAATTTGGGAGATACTATTTCTCTGGAAAGGAACAAAGAAGGTTGGAAAAATGTTGTATTTGTGTAAGGTGTATTTCCTATAATATAATAAGTAATTCAAGACTTAAATAAATAATAATATAATATAATAATATAATAATAGTATGCTGAATAAATATCATATAGATGAAGTAACATTTATGCCAAATCATAAATATAGTTTTTTATATAATGATAAATATTATATCGGGTTTTTTAAAAGAATTACAGAAAAAGATGATAAACAAATCTATATCTTTCATAATTTTTCAATTGAATCAAATATAAATGAACTTAGTTATATATTTGATTGTAAGCATTATAAATTGTCGCCAAATATAGCAAGATTATTAGAACACAATAACTTTAGTGACAGTGATAGTGATGGTTTTGAAAGCGATATATCTCCAAATTATAAAACAATATTGAAAGAACAAATTAAAGATGACTTTGACGATTATGTGAAAGTGAATATATGTGATTTTGGAGAGTAAAATATTAGTAAAAAAATATTTCTAGTAATATATTAATAATAAAAAAAATATGTATCAACTATTAGTGCCGATTGGTTTTGTTGGAGTCGTATTTTATTTACACAATCAATACGAAAAATATATTTTAAATAATAATTGTTTGCATAATGGAACATTTGATGATTTTTATATTGTTAATATTAAAAACGATTGTATAATTTAAATTTAAAATATACAAAAGCAAAAGCAAATGTAACAAAGAAAGAAAATAATACATTTATTTTTACATCCATATTATGAAAATAGAGACTAAAAAGAATCAAAAATAATGTTGCCATAGTGCCGAATAATGCGTGTCTATTGAAGTCCATAGCTGCTTTTTTGCCCTGTTTAGAAGTAATATACATTAAATAGAAAAATGTAAAAGGAGCACCCCATGCAAACGCAGCAATTTTATGATAATAATCTTTGTCTTTATTTTTTTCCGTTAAATAAGAAAGACCAGCAAACATTAAAAAACCACTGAACCCATCAATAAGAATTTGTTTGTTTTCAATCATGTTTAAAGTATAATATAATATTAGAAAAAATATTATATTTTATTTATTTTTATATTTTATTTATTTTTATATTTTACTATCAAATATAGCAGGATTATTATTATTAGTAGTCTTATTATTATTGGAACTATTATTTTTAAGTGACCGTAAGTAACCATGTGCGAAAATAGTTTTTTTTATTATTAGGTTCGATATCAGTATTCATATGGGTCACATTCAAGTCCACTTTTACAAAACAAAAATAAATATACTAGTTTCAAGCATCCCTAAAAGCATTAACATTATTTACTATTTTACGTTTTTAAATTATTTTAAATGGGATTCAAGTAAAACTAAATTGTATAACATTTCATAACTTTCTTGAGAAATAAAATGAACTCCATATTTTTGAAATTCGTTATCAATAAAATTGATTATTTCAATAATATTTTTCTTCTCCATAAAAAATAAAATAATCAAAAAATCAAAAAATAGTGATAACATCAAAAATAGAAATATATTTTTGCTCACAATTTGCGTATGAAATATAAAAATGAATTATACTATTATGAATGAAATGTTTGAAAGTGAAGAATTCGGAGAAATGCGTTTTAATTACAATGTAAGAGATATGTTGCTAAGTGATGAGTTTGATGAAGAATCCGGAAACAATATAAAGTCAATGCCTCAAGAAGAACAAAAAAAGAGTGTAAATCTGGTGGATGAATTGTTGTTTAGTGATGAATTTGAATTTGATGAGATTTTTGAAGAGCTGGAAAGAGAGATAAAGTCAATTCCTCAAGAAGAACAGAAAAAGAATGTCAATCTGGTGGATGAATTGTTGTTTAGTGATGAATTTGAATTTGATGAAATTTTTGAAGAGCTGGAAAAAGAGATTAACTCGACGATATATCAAGAAGAGCATAAAAATCTGGTTGATAAATATGATGGATACAATAAATTGGATTATCAAGGACAAGAGTATTACGTAAAAAAAACAAATTTCCAATTTCCAATTTGTGTGATGAACACCAATCTAGTTCAAGTGGGTATCATTAGTAAAGATAACATTAATAATATTAAAATGCTTTGAATAGTTAAACATACAAACTTTGATTAGTAACCACATATTTGAGAGTTAGAGAACGAATTTTATTCAATTCGTGTAAAAAAGGAATGTTACCAATCATTTGAGCAATTGTTTCCATTTCAAATACAATGTTATTTATTTTCAAGAGCGCTTTAATAAAATCACCCAAAAATATATCTTTTTCTTGTTCGGCACGTTGTAAAATCATTTTACAATCTTCTTCAGACTTTGCCTCAATCCAGTCTACCATATAAGGCATCAAATCATAATGCATATTGGAACTCATACCTGTTTTAAAGTTGCTGTTAGATTCTATATTCATATAATTATCTAAATTGGATTTTAGACAGTTGCTTAAAATAAAATCAAGATTTTTATCATTATTATTTATGGAACGTTTATCTTCTGGAACATTTACATTTGTAAAACAAGAAAACACTATTATTAATTCGGTTGCGTTCAAATTAGTCAGCATATCAGTTTCAATTAAATTAGCAAAAACGAGACAATGAACTTCATTAAGATGATTTGCGATTTGACCTTTCGTAGTCAGTGTAAATACATCATTTTCTACTTTAATAAAGTTTTCATTTTGAAGTAATTTGATGACTGAATTCACACCATTATTTAAATAATTGGATACGCCATTAATTTCATTATCAAGGTCCAAAATTTGGTCTTTAATTTCATAAATAATATTATATTCTTTTGCGTCTATTTCAATAGAATTATGCTCGACTTTTAAAGAACTCATATCTCGTTCAATTTGTTTTCTTTTTTTATTTACACAACGCAAACGATTTTTACTCATTTCAATATATTGTTCGATAAGATTAATAGGAGTTTTAAAATAACACAAACCTTGTTGTTTTTGTGCGATTTTATTTTCTAATTCTCGTTTTTCTAATAAAATACTATTGATTGATTCATTTACGTTTTCCTTAATCATACTTTTATTAACAAATTGGGTGAAATTGTAATTTTTAATATCCACTAAATTAAGCAACAAATTGTATGAAATTTTGAATTTGGAAACCAATTTTTGAGGGTTACCTTTCATCATATTTTTATAACTGATAAAATTAACATTGCGGAATAAATTATTTAAATGAATCACATGTCCAACACTATCTAATCCCAATCGTCCTGCGCGACCAGCTGCTTGTGTATATTCGTGACTATGTAAATTTCTTAATTGAGTTCCATTGAATTTATTTACATCGGTAAAAATAGTTGTTTTAACAGGAAGATTAATTCCTACACTCATTGTTTCAGTACAAAATAAAAGTTTAACAAAACCTCTCGCAAACATAATTTCAATCATTTCTCGCAAAATAGGCATCATACCCGCATGATGAATACCAATACCTTTTCGTAGTAGTTCTACAACATTTATATACTCGGGTAAATTCAAATATTCTTGATAATTAGGCAACTTGCGGATAATTTGCTCGCATTCATGATCCACTGTGTATGGAATTTTGCTGTCAAATTCAAGCAAATTTGTTGTAATTTCGTGAGCACATTTTTCTAATTGTTTGCGACTAAACACATAACATAACGCAGGAAGCATTTCTTTTTTTACCAAGTGTTCAGATAACATATTTAACACGTGTTGTCGTTTTATAAATATTTTATGTTTTTCAAAAAGTGATATCATTTTTTTCATTTTATTGTACTCAACCTCATTAAAAATACCATTATGATTTTGTAAAACATGAGTTTCATTTATGTATGATTTAATTTCATCCTTAACTTGTTTGTCTTTTATTGTTTTGAAAATACCGGAATTTGTTGTTATAAAAGCGTAATGTGTTAGAGGAACTGCTCTTTTTATTTTACGTGTTAAATACACTTCTTTATGGTTTTCATTTTGCAACAGATTGCCTTTATTTTCCATCCACAACGCAAATTGTTCTGGTTGATATAATGTAGCAGATAATCCAACCATTTGAACGTGTTCAGGCATCATCATTATACATTGTTCCCAAACAGACCCTCTATTTTCATCATTTATCATATGAATTTCATCAAATACAACGCATCCTAAATCATTCAAAATGTCCATATCAAAAGATACAGATGAATTAGATACAGAATTGCTGCGAATTTGATATAGTTTATTTAATAAAATTTCAGTAGTCATAATTATAATATCCGCGTCTGGGTTTGTTTTTATATCACCAGTAATTAGTCCAATACTAATATGTGGATATTTTTCGACAAAGTTGTGAAATTTTTCATTTGATAATGCTTTAATTGGTGTAGTGTAAATGGTTTTTTTGCCTTTATTATGAAAATAAGATAACGCAAATTCGCCACTAAATGTTTTACCAGAACCAGTAGGACAACAAACAAGTAAATGGTTACCTGTTACTACCGCTTGTATTGACCACTTTTGAAAATCATGTAAATTATATGGATAATTTACATAAAAATTTTGATAATCGCTTTCGTTTTCTTTGGGATACTCATAGGAACATATTTTTACCATTTATAATATTATAGTTATAGTCTTATATGTTTTTATAAATATTATTCTCTCGAAACAATTTGTTTGTAATCATAATATAAGTAGTCATTGCTTGATTTTTTGTTAATGATGATACATCGTTCCATGCATTCCATTTCAACGAAGCTTCTATTTGAACCACCCAAGGTTTTTCAATATTACAAATACCAAATGTGACACGTTTATATAAACCATACAGTTTAAGTAGGTCTTCTTGTTGAGGGGTAGTTGGAAGTTTTTTTATTTCTTCTACAGCAGTTTCAAATCGTTCTTCGAGATTATTAGACATTATATTATTTATATTTTATTTCTTTAAGTTTGAAATCATTTTTATTATAATTATTAAAAAAATGATAACAATTTAAATAAACTGTCAAACACATTAAATAACTGATACGAGTAAATAAAATATATAATGAACGTTAATATGAATTACAATAGAAGCAAGAAAGAAATAAATTCTAAATATGAACTTTCATTAAAAGAAATATTAGAGCATAAAGATTTTTCAAAAATATTATACGAAATTAATGGGTTTGCTGATGAAAAAAAATGGGGAGTTACAGAACGACTAAATATAATTTGTTTAGATGAAAATGAAAATTACAGGAAAATTATAGAATTTATTTGCGAAACCAAATCAGATGAAGACTCTACAATAAATGACATCAATATCAATTATAATTACAATAAAAATAAAACAAAATCAAATCAGAATAACAAAAATGATTTTGAAATTATAGCAACAAAAAATATCGATAAAAATTTAAATTTCAGGAAGAAAAAAACAAAAAACAAACAAACAAAAAACAAACAAACAAACAAAACAAATAAAACAAACAAAACAAACAAAACAAACAAAACAAACACATCAATAAATTTTCATCAATATTTTAATAATAATAACTTTTATGATTCGTCTCATATGAAATCGTATATATGTTCTTGTGGAAAAAAATGTGTTTGTGTATGTAATAGTGAATATTGTAAAGGAGATTGTGAATGTGATTTTTATGATTGCCATAAAAAATGTTATTTGTATAGTAATTATTATTGTGAGTGTCCGTATGATTCAGGCGAATGTTAATCTAAATATTTTACCATTTTATTACCTTCTTTTACAAATCCTATTTTTTCAAGCAAAATATCGGAATAACTAGCCGGCATTGTAAGCGATTCAATTTTGGTAATATTTTTTATTTTATTATTTAACACATATTGTCTTAATTTTGTTGACAAACCTTGTCTCCTATTTTGTTTCCTTGTAAAACCTGAGGCAAATGTTAATACTTCTTCATTTATATGACAATGTAAGAAAGCTTCCCAATCACCTGTTTCATTCAGTTGTGCCACCATAAAAGAGTTTTCATTTAGTCTTGGTACGACTATCTGATATGGGTCTTGATATATGCATCTTTTAATTCTTTTCCTGTAATCCTTGTTTATTTTAGTTATACAAATAATATTACAATTTTGACCTTCCATTTGCGTTTACTTTTCATATAGTTTTGTATTTATTTTATAATAATTATAATATGCATTTCATTTTTATTATAAATAAAATTATTATGTATCATTACGACTTTACAATTTATATTTCATATCGTTTATTATTTCGTATTAGATTATAAAACTAATACAATTTGGTTATATAATAATGGAATATATATTAGTTAATCATAAATATAATGTTTTGAAACAAATAGGAGAAGGTAATTTCGGCAAAATATTTAAAGGTGAAAATATTCGAACAAATGAACTAGTCGCAATCAAAGTTGAACCCATTCAGGATAATTATAAAATGCTGAAAAATGAAGCCATTATATATCAACATTTACTTCACAGTTATGGTATGCCTACTTTAAAATGGTTCGGCAAAGATGAACTTAATTATTATTTAGTTATTACATTATTAGGAAAATCGTTGGAGCATTATATTCAACAAAAAGGCAAATTTTCTATCAAATTAACACTTCAAATTGGCGTTCAAGTTATTAATTTATTAAAAACTATTCACGATAAAGGTTTAATCCATAGAGATATAAAACCTGAAAATTTTCTTTTCGGTAATGATGAGGAATCTAAACAACTTTATATTATTGATTTTGGGCTTTCTAAAACATACATAAATTATGAAACAAATTCTCATATTAAGATGATAAATAGTCATAATATTATTGGAACTCCGTCATATGTTAGTTTGAACGGTCATAAATTATTGGAATTGTCGCGTAGAGATGATTTAGAAAGTTTAGGATATATGTTAATTTATCTTTTTTGCGGAAAATTGAAATGGCAAAAAGTTAACATTTATGAAAATTTTGAAAAGGCAAATACTTTAATTATGAAAACCAAAATGAATTTAAGAAAATTGTATGATTTGCCAGATATTCTTTATAATTATTTTGATTATGTCCGAAATTTAGAATTCCAAGAAATGCCAGATTATTTACTTTTAATTAAAATGTTTCAAGAACATTTAGAGAATCTTTAGCAAATTTAAAAGTATTTAATTTTAAAATATTATAATATTGTGATATAGTATATTATGTCTAATTCTATGTCTGGTGGTAAACGTCGCAGAAAGTCTTACAGAAAAGGTTCTAAAAAGACCCGCACTGTTCGTCGTAAGGGTACCAAGAAACGTTCTAGCAAGCGACGTGTCACTCGTCGTCGCAGACGTTAAAAATTTTTAATAACCATTTGTTATAAATTTAAATCACTTTGAAGTAAATTTATAAAAATAAAATAAACTACACATTATAAATGAATATGTTTGACTTCATTGAAACTATATTTTGTATCTATAATGTTATCAATTTGAATTCAGATAAGAAACAAAATGCAAACATGAAAGCATTCGCAATAATTTTATACAATTATGTAACAGAATTGGCATTATGTCATAAAATAAATTTAGCAGAAATTAAGAAACCAAAAGAAATTCAAATGGCTCCATTATATGATTATGTAAAATTAACAAATATCCAGTTATATCCATTGAGTTCAATGTCTGATGACACATTAGATTTTAAAAAAGAAGGCGTATTGGAAACTTATATACTGTCACAAATTTTTCATATTTTTAATTTACACGTATAATTTAGATATTAAATTATTGAGATATTAAATTATTGAGATATTAGAGTATTATTATTTATACTATTCTCATCATCATCATCATCATCACATGATACTAAATCTGGGATAGAATCAGAATCAGAATCAGAATCAGAATATGGTTCTTCTTGTTGAATTAAATTACTTGTATCTATTGATTGAAAATTTGACGCTAAATCTGTATACAATATAGGTTTAAAATAAAATGCAGGATATTGATTACAGTCACAATAATTCGCAAAACACGTTTCATCATTTGCTTCTATCCTTTCATTATTTAATGAATATAAAACGATTGTATATTCATTAAGAGGAAGTTCTAATAAATCTAATAGTTGATGTTCTATGTTATTATATATTTCACTCGTTTTGATATTTAATATTAATTCAAGTGTGTAAACTTTATGAGTTATGGTTGATTTAAAATCCGTTTTAGAAAGCATTATTTAGATTTATAATTAATTGGTGATATATATTTAAATCATTTAATAAATAGTTTAAATATATTTTTTACATTTACATTTGATATAATTTAGTGATATTTTAAATTTTTAATATATAATATTAAAGTATAAATGGTGACAGTAACTGTAAGCAACATAGAGTATCCTAGTAGTACATCAAATGTAACAGTAAAATTTTTAAATGCTATAACAGATGTGGAAATAAATAGTTTCATAACGAATGAACCATCAAGTGGTTCAACATTGTCGACAATGACAACAAGTGATGGAGGATTAACTTGGACTGGAATATTAACAGGGACACCCGAATATGTAGTAAAAGATGCGACAATGAGTATAAATTATACAGGAGGTATAAGCGCAAGTGATAGTTACAATATAATAATGACAGAAGATGGAAAAGGCTGGAACGATATATTTAGCATAACAGATGGAGTAAATAGTTATACAGGATTTTTTGGAATAAGTTGTAATAAATCAGGAACAATATTTGCTTTTGATTGTGACCAAGAAAACAATAATGCAGAAAATAAACTCTATCCAAGAGTGAAAGTATATGAATATGATGGAACAAATTGGAACCAAAAAGGAGTAGATTTAGCAGTATCAACCTTAAAAAAAAGTGTCCAACACTATTCGATTATGACAAAATTAAATGATTTAGGCGATCATATAATAATAAATATGGCGCCGACTGATGGAACAATCGTATATAAATGGGATGGCAGTTCTTGGGTCCAAAAAGGTTCGGTATTTACACATATAACTGGTTGGTATGGATTGCCAGAAATATCAGGAGATGGGAATACAATAGGAATATTAACACAAGTTGAATCATTCGCGTGGGTATATGAATATGACACAAATACAAATGATTGGGTATTGAAAGGAAACGCATTAGACTTAACCGAATTTGCCGGTTATGGAAAGGGTAAAATATCAATAAATAATGATAACACCGTATTATCATTTATGAAAGGTGATAACATCTATACGTATAAATGGAATAATGGTTCAAGTTTATGGGAATTAAAAGATACATTATATATAGAAAATTTAGCAGATACTTTAGGAATACAACGAAATTATGGAGGGAACATAATCGCATTTAGAGATATAAACATGAATAATAGAGGAGTTCACGTATATGAATGGAATGGTACGGAACTTGTGCAATTAGGAAGTAGAATAGAAGTTGATGGTCAAGAAGTATCCTTAGATGAAACCGGAACAAAAATAGCAATATCAAAATTTAGGAATCAGCTTAGGAATCAGCAAGATGGTGTACAAATCTACACATATGATGGAACAAATTGGAACTTGAGTAACACAACAATTTATGAAGGAAAATTTGTAAAGATTAATGGGGTAGGAGATAGAGTGTTTATGAGTAATGGCTTTATAGATAAATCAGTATTAATCCAAGAGAATAGTATTGTGAAAAAACTAAATAAAATGATAATGACACCGAGTGCGGTGAAGTTTCCAGACTCAACAAGTGAGTTGATACTAGAATACAGTCATAAGGACTTAACCTCAACTGAAGTAGGAACGAATTTAAGCATAAGTGATGTTAATTTGGGAAGTTTAGGAGCATTTATGAGTAGCGAAGGAGGATACGTGTGGAAATCAATATTTACAGGAGCAATTATAGAGGGAACAGGAACCATAGATTATTCATATAGTGGGATGACCGGGTCAGTTTCCCTAGTAGTGGATAGATTAGAAAAAGCGATAAGTAATATATGTTTTTACGGAGATACGAAAGTGTTAACGAGTGAAGGATATAAAGCGATTAGAGAAGTGAGAAAAGGGATGAAAATAAGAGGGGAATATATAGAAGAAGTAACGAGAACAATAAGCAAAGAGAAAGAAGTAATATTGATGAAGAAAGGTTCCCTAATGCCAAATATGCCAAATGAAGATACGCGAGTAACGAAAGAACATAAGGTGTTATATAAAGGGCAAATGATAGAAGTGAAAGAACTCGAGAATGGGGAAAGTATAGTAAAAGAGAAATACAAAGGAGAGACATTATACAATATCTTGTTGTCGGGAGAAGGAAAGATGATAGTAAATGGAATGGTAGTCGAAACATTAAGTCCGTCAAATAATATAGCAAGGTTATACAAAATATTGAAAGATTATAAAGAAGAAGAAAAAGTCGAAATAATTAGAATCTACAATGAAGAGAGGAAAAGGAAGTGTGGGAAGTGTATGAAGGGGGGGAAATAAAAAGTAGTAAACGAAAAAGGATAGTGTGAGTGAGAGAGAATAAAAAAAAATGAAAAGGAAAAAGGTAAAAAAGAATAAGAATAAATAAATAAAAGAATAGA